ATTAATTCTTTGGAGGATGAATTGATGCAAATGCAGTTATTAGAAAATTTTACTAAAGGTTACACTAAATTTGGTGTTGAATATGTAATTAATTACATAAACAATACTGGATCATCAGCAACCACATTGCACAATACCATTCCAAACGCATTAAAGTCGTATATAGCATTACGTATGAGCGGTAAATCTATTATACAAGCGTATAATAATTTAGGTGTTTATGGAGGAGACGATTCACTCGATTTCAACATAGACACTAAAGTATTAGAGAAAGTATCCACCAAAATGGGCTTAAAATTGAAATGTGAAACTCATTTGCCTGGCAAGAGTGTGCCTTTCTTAGGACGGATTTTCGTGAACCCATGGGAAACCATGGAATGTATCGCTGATGTACGCCGAACCATCAGTAAATTACATTTATCAAGTTCGCCAACTAGTGTACCGGATTTTATAGCTTTACGTAGAAAAGCTAAAGGAATCTTGATTACGGATTCAAAGACACCATTATTACGTGATTGGGCTGAAGCCATTTTACGAGTGTTCAAAGATAATGTTTCCACAACAAAACTGGAACAAAAATTTGAGGAACAATTATTTGATCGCTCGTATTGGCAGAAGTTTGATACTCCTTTTGTAACTCCACGTTATGAAGAGACGTATAGTGTTGTAGCAGAAAATCTTGGTATAACAGAGGGTGACTTGTTGAGCTACATAGACAAATTACAGAAAGTTAATACTTTTGATGATTTGGATATGGAGAAATTGATACAAGAATCACCAAAATCCGAAATGAGTGTTGCATACCGTGGTACTATCATACCCGGTAAGGACAACCAAATATGTCGCTATAATGAGCGGTTACAACAATGCCGCCGCACTAATTGTATGTTTGAACATCCAAACAAGGTTGTAACAACACAGCCTGTTATTAAAATTCCCCACAAAAGTGGCGCGGGCCGATTATCGAAGCCCGTAGACAAGACGAGAAGGATCTCCTCCAAAGTCTAGTTTATCAGGTAACTAGACAAATCGATTAAATTAAAAGAATGGTCAACGGAAGTAAGACTATGAACGCTAAAATGCGTAAAAACAAAAGTAAGGGTGCAGTTAACAATACACGTAAAGTAACGGCTCCAGTAGCAACGGCATCAATTATGGTGACTGGCAAACCAAGAATATCTGGTTTACAGGGTAATAGTGTCAGAATAGTAAATCGTGAGTATTTTAAAGATGTAACAGGAACAGATGAGTATTTTGCTCAAGCAACACAAATTAATCCGGGAAACAATATTATGTTTCCTTGGTTAAGTAGTATTGCAGCTAATTATGAGAGTTACATGTTTAAAAGGCTCAAGTTTTGCTATGAACCAATTTGTGCGATAAACACAGCTGGTTCAGTGATGATGGCAATAGACTATGATGCGGCAGATGCAGTTGCTCCGAGCAAAGCAGTATTGATGGCTTATGAAGGTGCAGTACGCACTTCACCATGGGCTGAAGCAATTTGCAATGCTAATAGGGCTGACAAGATTTTGCAGAAACGATATGTAGTTATAGGTCCAACAGGACCTATTGGTACTGACATACGTCTCAGTAATGTTGGTTTTCTGACAGTGGCTACACAACAAGTCTCTAAACAGAACAACATTGGTGAGATGTACGTAGAGTATGAAGTGGAATTTTACATTCCACAATTACAATTCAATGTGCCAGGCTTCGCTTCAGGTGAGGCTAAAGCACAATCCACTGCAGCACCGATACCAAAAGCTACCCCATTGTTAGATGGTGTAAGTCAAGGTATCATTGCTATAGCTGGCGGCAAAACTTTGTTACCACAACGTACAGGACGTTATCTTTTGGACTTATCGGGTAGATTCTTTGGAGCTCCGTCAGGTTATTGGAAAGTTGAATCAGCTGTTCCAAGTACTTTGGAGTTTCTAAACGAAAGCCTTGATAGTACAAACGAAACGATCTCCTCTACGTATGTTTGGAACGTGAACAACCTGTTAACTGACACAATTAATCTTGAAGGCCCAGATGGCATCACAGGATTAAACGACGTGTTCGCACGAGTTGCTCCTTATTTGTTTAATTGATTTGGATTTGGAAGACTGTCTAGCCGAAC